GGGGTCGGCATCGGGCTAAAAAAACGATCTCCTTTAAGGCCGTTGCATTTAGCACAAATGGCTGCACAATTTAATGGATCGAAAGTGTCTCCGCCTTTAGCGCGTGGATATATATGATCTACTTGATTAGCTTCACCACCACAGGCATAACATGTATAACCATCACGTGCAAGTATGGTAAGTCTTAGCTTCTTCCAACGTGTAGTACCAATGGATCGTTGATGTTTGGCTGTCTTGTTTAACACTAATGCCATCCCATCTTATCTAAATGCTCAGCTGCTAAACACGCATTAGGTTCACCATTTACTATACCGTATCTATGTGCTATGTACTTATAGTGTAGATCAATCTGTTGTTTAGGTGTGAGCTGTAAGACCATCCTGTTACGCATCTGGCCTAAACCATAATGACTACCTGATCGGGCTTTATAATTCCAATTGCTTTCTCTTATTATTATGTAGTTATAACAATCAAATTGATCATAAGTCTTGAATTTATTGTAAGCATATAGCTTTAAGTTAGGTATTGAATTATCAGTTACTGCAACGGAATAATCTTTTAACATACCAGTATTCAAGGAAAAGGATAGAGATATCACCAAACCAAACCTTGCGATCTTTCTGCTTCGCAGATCGCCCTTTCGCTCTGAAAGCGAATTTGCGTTTAAGGGTATCACATCACTCCAAATCCATTAACATAAGTGCTGGTCAGACGGCAAGGCGAAGTAAGGCACAATGTTGTATTGATCAATCCAGTTAGAATCATAGCCAGCCTCACTCATGGCTTACTACCCCATCCATTACCTTTGAATATCAAACTTGGTGCTGAGTAGATGCGGGACATTTGTAGATTACATCGAGGGCAACTAATACCGGTAACATCGTCATCATAGGATTTATGTATAGATCCATAAGTGCCACAATCATTACAGCTGTATTCATAGGTAGGCATTATTTGGCCTTTACTAATAGACAAGTGTGACAGCCCACGGCTGCAAAGGTCCAACTGCCACACTTATCGCACCTGCATATATCGTCGTCTGGTATATGCAAAGCCTCAGCTATATTCTTAACACCGACACATCCACATTCCATGCACTGATAAGCCTTAAATCCCTCTGGCGTGTCTAACTGCTCCAGCCATAAGAACTCGGTATTGCGTTTACATCCATTACATTTAAATTGTGGGTGCATTATGGTAATATCCTTACTGCCGACACTTGCATTGAGTACAAATCAAGTAATTACCACTATGTATTAACCTGTCATCATTACAGGCTATACATAAGTCACTTGATGGTATGAACTTTACCTGGTCGTTCTCTATTCGTTCCAGGTAAGGTCCACCACGTAGGATTTCAATATATCCCATTTATTCACCCCCTTTACCAGACTCAGAATCATCAGGCCAGTACCAAGTACCGGCAGCTGTAAGTTTTGCCCATTTAGCATCGCATTGATCTGCTTTAGGTGCGCTGCATACATAACCAGCGTATGGTTTATTTGTAGCTTTGGCTATACCTTCTTTTTTTACCATATCACCATGCCGGCAAGTAAAACTAACATTAACAACCTCGCCAATTTGAGTAACAGTTTCACCAACAGACCACTCAACTGGACCAGCACCTTCAACGACAGCATTAGATTTCTGCTCCACAATATGTAACGCCATTTCCATCGCAGCTGATTTAGATCCGGGTGCAGAGTATTTAGGTTTAAATTCTGCAACTTTGCTCATTTCTTCTCTGGATGCACGTTTGCCTTTAGCTGCATAACCAGCGTTTGCAAGCGCACGGCCGATCGCTGAAGTCTCGCAGTTCTCCAATGCAGAAGTTGAATTAACACCGCGATCAGAAACGCTCTCACTAGCAAGCCCGGTCGCGTACGCTTTTGCATCGGCTTCCGTTTTATATAATTCAGCACTAACAATGTATCTAGTGTCTGTGGCCTGTTCAATCTTTGTTGCCAATCTTCCATCTGGATAATCCTTCCACCATTTTTCTAGTCGGCTCTCGACTGTTTCGTAATCAGCTAAATTAAACATTAGTCAGCCCCCCATGTGAATTGCGTGTCCATCTCTGCATCAAGGACTGATTTGTATATCGAAAGGTAAGCAAGTCCGTCTTTAAGACTGTCTTCGTGATTTGGTGATTCACTAAGCCGAGATACCTTAACGAGTGCCATACATAATGCGACTTGACTAGGCGTAACCGGATGGTTGAGGTATGCCGACCAGAGTTCACTGATCCGCTTATGGTTGTAGTAAGGGTGACCGTAGATCGCTCCGCGCTCGTGGATCGTACTGACAACATCAGCTAATAATTTCTCAGTTGTTGTTGGCATCAGTTTTATTATCGATCATTCTACGGTGCATTGTCCACCCATCATGACGCCCACGCCAATAGGCGACTGTTTTTGCATTCTCATACATGCCATAAAGCACTATTATTGCAACCATACAGGCTACCCATAATAAGCCAGCTTCTTGTAAACTCATGCGTTCACCTCTGCTAATAAAGTAGGCGTACCGTAAGTCCCTTTTTTCATTCTATAAATGGCCATTTTGACCTGATCTGTGCGCATATTCATACCACGGGCAATCTCTGAGGGTGAATAACCCAGTTTGTAAAAATTAGCCACCTCTTCATACATAGACAAAATCCATTTAATGTTATGTCCTTTTACCCTACGTCTAGGTTTGTAGGCGATTTTTGCAGCTTTTTTAACAGCTGTCGCGCTTTGTGTTTTTACTGGTGAATTGATGTTGGTACTCATCAATTTTTTTCGTAATAGATATTCAAGCATGAGATCTTCTAATTCATTATTCATATAGCCCTATCTGTCCGCAAACTTTGCGGTACAGGCATAGTGTTGCACCTGTGTACGACTTTGTGGATTATTTAGGGCGTAGTTTGTATAACGATTCGGTAACGATGTTACCCGTAATACCTGCCCAGTGCGGTAAATGAGCCATCCTTTGAGATCGGCACTAACGTTGGTGTTAGCGTCTTTCCTACGGCTTCTAGTATAGCAATACCCATCTGCCAATTCGCGCTTCCATAGCGTAAATAAGACGCTTTTTTTCTATCCATTAGATTACCTACCTCTACCCCATATAATGCCCTGTAATGGCTTCCTACGCCCTCTGAATAGGCACTCATGCCTAGTCTATGGGTGTGGCCACACAATACTGATTTACCCCACTTCTTAGCCAGGTTAAGGGCAGTAATACCAGCATGTTGAGACATATTGCCTTCGTCTCCATGAGCTAGCATCCAGCCCGATTCAAACTCGTATGCTTCTTTGTGGTAGGTCATGCCCATTTCTGCAAACCCCATAAACTTTGGGTACTGCAATTCAGGCAGGCTAATTAAGCCAGGTACTTTTAGTAAAGTGTTATAAAGGCGATCAGTATGATTGCTGCGGATAACGTGGCATTCCTTGCTGTACTCACTGAGATCCCACAGGATTGACTTAGTAAGCTCACGATCCTGGTGAATGGTTTGTTTATAAGCGAGAGGTGTGCCTTCGGCCCATTTGCTAATTGTGTTAAAATCAATTTCATCCCCGACCACCAGTACAGAATCAAACTTCTCCCTACGTGCTAACTTGATGACGTTTTTTACAGCTGCTTCGTGATGGAATGGGATTTGTAGGTCACTTATTACTAAGTATCGCTTAATCATCATCCTCATCGGGAGTAGGGATAGTTGGGATAATGCCGTCTTCGCCTACTACCCAGTCGGGCATAGAAGATGGACTATCCATTAAAGCCAACGCAATAGGCTCACTAAATCCAGCCTTACGTGCTGCCTTAAACATCTCATGCTTGGCTATATAAAACACTTCAAGCTTAGATAATGGATCGGGTGATTTACGCACCACGCGCCTATTGATCTTCTTTCGCTTACGTGTGTTAGCCATTTTAAAATTATGACTTACTAATTAAGATAAAGAGATCATCGACACGCTTTTCTAATCGTGTTAATTGATCCTTCATACTAGAGCCACCATTCGGGCGTAACTCATTAAGCCAACCTCTAACTAAAAAACGTAATCCGATTAGCACGCCTGACAGCACGGCGATAACGCCAGCTCCAAAGCCAGCCCATTCTCCCGGTGTCATTATGAAGCATTAACACCTAGATCAGAATCCGCAGGATCTAAGGCTTTAATTAGGGGAGCAACTAAAGCTCCAAGGATTACAGAATATTCAGGCTTCATATTTCCTGCTATTGACAATGCAACAGTAATTCCTGAAGCAGCCACAGCTCTTAAATATGATTTTAAAGCTGCCTGGGTTTGTTTATTTAACTTCATATTTTGCCTCCTAGTAGTGGTATATCCCATGGTGTTGCATCTTGATCGCCTGACTTTGTAAAACTACAGTGAATATGATGTTCGTGTTTATTAAATCCTGTATATGGCCGCCAAGCCCAATTCTTTTTACTGCTTGCTATCTGAGAATTATGAATTACATAAGATAAGCGTTTATCGGTTTTACCGGATTGTCTGATTTGGTCACTAAGATATACGCTGAGTCCTTTTTGCTTAGATAACCCAACACTAATATCAATTGCTCTGACACAATACGATCCATCTGCAACATCTGGATTGTGATCTGATTTTGTGGCAGCATGACGACTATCCCCGATCCAACCATCAGCTGATAAATCCCTATCTGGATACCAGGTATCAATCTGATCTCTTAACTGCACGCCAGCTGCACACAACCAAGGTTTCATTAGCCAAGCAAAACTTTTAGTTCGTCAGCTGTTAAGCCTAAACGATCTGCAATTATTTGTTTTGCCGTTGCCTTTGCTTCTGCTTCTGCTTTTTCAGCTGCTTTTGCTGCTATGTCTTGTTCATATTTTGCAAACTCAGCGTCGTTCATTTCTCTATCAATAACTTCATCGGTTTCTTGATTGTGTATTCTTATCATTGGTCTAGTTGATTTTGACATTAGTTAACTCCGTATATTCTCATTGTGCCAGCAGTTTGAACTTCATTGCTAGAAATTTTGAAACTTACAGAACTAATTGCGGTATTTGTTGCAAAGCCACCAAATAAGCAAGCACGTCTGCCATTATTTGTATCACCTTGATAAATTGAATATCCTTGAAAAGTTTTGTAACGAGTTGTTGCAGCATAATCTTGAATATATAACGATGTAAAATTATTGCCACCAGTTCGAAGATAATTCTGCACACCATCGCTGAAATCTCCAACGTTAGTGCTTAAATTTGTTGCTGTAACAGCAGTATTCGAAAGCTTTACAAATGAAGTAACACTAGAAACATTTGTGTAAAACGCAATAGCATCATCGGATGTATTCCAAGTGGCGTTGCTTACTGTCACAAGCAAGTCTTTATAGGTTTGATCAATGCTAGATACTGTTGTAACTGTGCCGGATAAAGTGGTTGTAGATAACAAGGTCATACTACCGCTTACTGGTGTTGCCCATTTCAAACCCAATGCTTGTGCGCTGTCGGCAGTTAATACTTGATTATTAGTACCAATCGGAATACGAGCATCTAAGGTGCTATAACCCCAAATATCACCTTTGGTAGTTAATGGCGATACTGCGCCTGTTTGTGTGTAGTCAAAAAATATGGCTGCGCTTGCGGAAGTGAAATATAAAAATCCACCTTCCCATTGCGATAATGCTAAAGATCCGCTTGTAGTAACAGTTGCAGTACCGGCTGTAATTGTTACAACACCGCTGTTAATGTTTTGTATTTGAACGGAATCACCAGCTGCAAATAAAGCTGTATTAACTGTGATGGTTGTAGCAGATGCGCTATTCATCTGAATTACTGTGCCAGCATCGGCAGCTGTTAATACATAAGAAGTGGTTTTAGTGCTAGGTGATCCACCGCCCATAGCGGTTTGTTGTAATGAGGTCATCTGAGCAGCTGTTAATACCTGCCCAGTGGTGAACGTCTGTTTAGCCATTTGTACTCCTTAGTAACTTAGGACATTATAGTCTAAAGTGCCATAAATCGTATCATTTAGGATGAGTGCGTCTATGACTGGCTCTAGCGTAGTAAACTGGACTTTCCAGCTGTTTGGTGTAATCACATTACGTGTACCAAAAATTTGCAAGGTTTTCTCTATAGTAGATCCACCTGGCTGGGTAGTAATTACTTTGATCGGATCAAAAAAGTCTAGGCTTAAGGCAGCAATTATGCCTGTGTTGTAATTATCGGTATATAAGTCTAGCAAAACAGAATCACATCTAATGCTGGTTTCTGCACGTGATGCGACATAAGCCTGGGCGTAATCAAGGGCTACAGCATCTGTCTGCATAAGCAAATTGTCTAGATAGTAAGATTGTAAAAAATACTTTTCTATGCTGGCTGCATTTGTGGCAACCTGAGCAGTGCCGCCAACTCTTGTAATTGTAGCTTTATTAAATATCAATACATCGTTAATAATCCAATTCACCTGAGAGTAATATATGCCAGTGCCATTATCTGCAAATATAGTCGGCGTACCTGCAATTGATCCTGCGG